TCACTCAAAACCATCTCCTTCTAAGCAGTGCGCTATATAGTAGTCATACCAATCAAGCGGCTTGTTGTCACGTTTACATAATCCATCAATATTTTCACTACCGCCATCAGCCATAAATGGGCAAGAAGGGTCGCAATGAAAATCGCCCGTTATAATAGGCTCTAGCTTGTCGCTCATTAAAAGCTTCCTCCTAATTTCTTTAAACTCAACTCTTCAATTCCTATTTCAATATCTTCTATCTTGTGACCTGACTGGTAATGCTTAGTCATTTCAATATCACTGTGGGCCATAGCATTCATAAGCTTTGTTTGGTCGTCTTCGTCTTCATAAAGATGCGAACCAAGAGAGCGAACTTCATGTAACCCTGGGCGATTAGCTTTAGGTAATTTGTTGTATATACCGGTGTGGTCCCGCACTAAAGCGAAATCATCAGAAAGTCTGTCTGGTAGTATTTGGTGCTGGTGGATTTTCACATCACCCATAACAGAACGCTTTGACATATGAGACAGCAGGAAAGGGCACCGCTGGTGGCGCATTGATTTCTCTCTGCACCGTGAAACAATGCTTCTCAGTTCAGGCCACTGACTGAATAACCACCTTAAGCGGCGTGGCTTGCCCTGAGCTGTTGATTTACTAATTAGCTTCCATAGACTTTCGCCGTCCGAGTGTTCATCAAAGCGTAGGGCGCAGAGGTCGGCACGGCGCATAAATGTAAGTAAAGCGAGTGCCATAGCATCTTGAATGTAATCCAAGCCGACTTCAGGCGCAGCGTTATAGATTGTCCAATATTCTTTAAGCGTCATGCGTGGGCGTAGTTTAGCCCCAGCAGGCCGCATCATTAACAGGTTGAAAGGGTGCGGCTGTAAATTGTTTGCTACTTCTTCAGCTATCAGGTGATTGCAGAATCTATTTAGCTCTGATTTCTTATTACGCTGAGCGTTACCTGTTAGCGAGTCCCACCAAGGGCGTATATGTTTTAACGATAGGTGGTAAATTGGAACCCCGGCGAACTCTTTTGAAAATTCACGTATTGCTGAACGGTTTCTGGTTTTCCATGCGGCTTTATTTACTAAATTAGGGTCGATAGCTTCACGGTGAGTAATGTATTTTTCTGCCCAAAACTCACAAGCGTTTTCAGGTATGGCCGGATCAGCTAATTTCTCGCGCTGCTGATTGGCTTCCATTGCAAAATTGTTGGCTTCTTGTACCGTTTTGGCTTCAAAGTTCTGAAGAGAACCATCAGGCCAGCGATAACGCCACCGGCCTTCACGCTTCCTGTTATCTTGAAGCAGATTCTCAGCCAGTGGAACGCCATTAAAATACAATGTCTTAGCCATAACTCTTCCTTAACTAACAGCTCTTAATAACGGGTTTCTGCTTTTCTTCTCTGGTTGCCACGGCTCTTTGTTGTATAGAGCATCATCAGCAATCCAGACTTTCCCACAAACGATAGTGCCGCGCATTGTTCCAGACTCGACCGCTTGTTCTAGTTCGTCATCTGTTGGGCCTTTGCTCTCAAAGTAACGGCGACGAAATGCGTCTGTTTCTAGTAGCTTTGCCATAATTACCTCACTTCAATAACTGGTATTTTGCTTAACGCTTCGTTGCGCGGGACAGAGCCCGCGAACAGGGTTGTTACTTGGTGCTCAGTAGCACCCTTGAGAGTCAGTTAGAGCTGCATTAATCTGGTGATAATGCTTCATTCCTTCTGATCGTAAGCAATAAAAACAATCAACCTGGTCGCCATCGGTAGTTACTTCTTTTCTCACATACCCACAGGCCGCTTGATGAGAGTATTCAAATTCGGTTTGTCCTTGATTCCTGCAATCAACACCGATTACTTTGAAATGTTTTTTTGCCATACTTACCTCGCTTATCGCTTGCTTACATGCTGTATGAGAATTTAAACCAGCGGTCTATTGAAACTGGAATATAAACATCACCTGCATAGTCGTCGCCTGAATAGCCACCATTGCATACTTGGTTAACATGCCGATAACCATGCTCAAAGCCTTCTTCACAGTCTTGAATATCACCAGTAGGCTGAGAAACAATTTCAAACTGGTCTGTAAAGCCACCTTCTGAAAGCTCTTCAGTTATGTTTAAAAAGTCTTTAGCTGAAACCATGTCTTTTACTTGGCTTAGAATCTTTTGATTCTCTTGGCGCTCTACTTTCTGCTGTTCGCTAATTTGAAAAACTATGGATTTGCACTCTTCGGACTCGGTGTATTCTTTAAAGCTTTGCTCGCCCATACCTACCTCACTTATCGCTCATAACGTTTTTAATTGCGCTCAATCTCAACTTTCATCCCTGAATCAACACCCCATAGTGCAACGTTTATCTTGTCTAAAGCGGTAGCTAGCGCCCTTAGCTCATCGTATGCCTCGCCTTGCCAATAGCTTTCAAGATTACCATTGTGATAAAACCGGACCGTAAACGCGGTCATGATTCCTTCCCGTACTCTTCAACTTCTTTTGCTTGCTGCATGACCTCGAAAGACTGAGATAAATCACATGTGTATATTTCCTTTTCTTCATCCCATTCGCCGAACCAGTAGTCGCCACATACAGAGGTTTGTATCCAGGCAATCGAATAGCCATCTGGAATACTGTCTAAGCTTTTCTTGATCAGGTCTGCCTGATCTGAAATAGAGGAGTTCTCATTATTTTCGCCATATTCTTTAAAAGCAGTGAGTAAGCCATCGATTCCAGCTTTATCTACAATCGCTTTATCCATAGTTGACGCAAGAACTATTAGCTCAGCAGTGGTTAAAGGCTTCTCGTTTCCAGCGTTCCATACTCGGCGCTGCATGTCTTCATCAAAGTGCGGGAAGCTCTCAAGGCCGAAATAGCGCTTAGCAATATCGTTCCAAACATACATGGCGCCACGAAATGCGTTGCGGCATTCGCCTATTGAGATTGGCTCTTCATCCTGCTTAACCGCATAAATTAAAGTTGAACTCATGACTTCTTATCTCCCGCTGGTTTCTTTTTAGCTTTACGCTTTGGCTGCTCTAACAAATACAGCTGATCCATGCTTTTAATGATTCGCTTTTTCATAGGTAGAAACCTCTGATATCAGGCTGCAACCGGCTTCTGGAAAATTGTCTTCCCACCAATATTCAACGGTTACTAGATAATGGCCTTTGGGGAGATTGTCGATACCATCAATAACTTCCCAAGGGCTTTCGTCATTTAATAGCTGTACGATTTCCTGATCTGTTTTTTCCACATCAGTTACAGCCATGCATCCAAATCCATCAGAGAATGCCATAAGAGTTGTTTGCTTCACTTCTCACCCCCGAACATGTCAGGAGTGTCATCGCAACGCTCTGCTGTAGATTCAAAATGAGTACAGCGCACAACTTTAATACCAGGCTTAACTTTTTCGATTACTCGCATATCTGAGAACGGTAGGTCGCTGCAATTATCATTAGCCTTAGTGCAAGCGGCACACATAGAGCCTTTAGGTGTATGGCTCATGATTTAAGCTCCTGCTCTAGAGTTTCTTTAGCGAATTTACTCATCGCTTCATAATCAGCACCGCTAATAGCTGCATAACTCAAGCCGACTACAGCATTTGCACTGACCTCTTTCCATAATTCTTCAAACCCGGCCACCCGCGCCTTTAGGTCCAGACTTCCTGCTCGAGTAACACTTTCAAGGCTCTGCTTTGGCGTAGACTCTAAAACAGTCTCAGCAGACATAACCGCTTGCATTAAGCCTTCACCAGTTTTAGCGGCATGCGTAAAGTTCTTAAGTGATTCGGTGACCGCAAATAGATGAGCCTCTAGCTCTTTGACGCGTAGTCCTTGTTGATTAATGCGCCCACATGCCAATCTAGCGAGCTGAGTTATTGATACAGTCCAGCATCCTTCATTTCCATTAGCGTCTTCTCCGCATACCTCGATAGAATCATCTTCAATATCGGATGATTCATATGTAGCCAGAGTTAACAGCTCATAGTGCAGCAAGTCATCTTGTGTTGTTTTCACAGGTAGTTCTGCAGACTGGTTAGCGCCACGGTTTCCATAAACCGATACAGCGCCAAATACCTCATCTGAATTATTCATGCGCTCATCTCACCTAGATTGCTATCAATGCCACACTGCGGATCTCTACTAGAAAGCTGCGCATCTAAGCTTACTTTTTGGGCATCTGCGTGCCCTTTGCTTGCAGCAGCCTGCTCTTGCCAGCTGGGTGTTCTTATGCGCGGCCTTGCTGCGATTTTTACTGGCTCAAAATGGGCTTTGATTAATTCTTTCTTGCATATGACTAAAGATTTTCCATCTGTAGTTATGATTTTTTCTCTGTCTTTTACTATTGCAAGTATTCTGCGAGCGATCTCATCGGCAAAACCTAAGCGGTAGAAATTTCTTTCTGAGCGGCCTGTTATTTCTGTTTTTTCTAGCAATCGCTCGCACGCTTCTACTATGTAATCGTGCATATGCTTAGCCACAACAGCGTCTGCTTTAAATCCTCTGAAATTAAATGAAACAAACCCGCTCCGCTGCGTGATGCATTCACAGTCATTCAAGTAAGCAATGCTGGCGGCTATCTGCGCTAACCAGGAAGGCTTGTTTTTTGTTTGCTTGTGCCCAGTCGTTTCTCCAAACACCATACCTTCAGCCTTTAGCAGATCTTTTTTAGAGATCTGATGCTTATCCATCAAGCTACGCGCACGCCTTGCTGCAATTACTGCCTCGTTCGGGCTAGATAGATCGCCCGCCATTGCTAGAAGGTTTTTTATGCGCGATAAAATCTTTTCGTCGCTCATTTCACAATCCTCACTGAACTACCTACACCGAACCACTGAACCACAAGAGACTTAGCTGCTTCTTTGGTCATGCGAAGGGAGCTGATATTACCGATAGGCTTTCCGTCCTGGTTGAATATGGCGTAGTTCATGCTGGCTTTACTCCCATAACTACCCACCCATCAGAAAGACCGTAGCCGGACACGATCGATGTAATCTCTGTTACTAACTCGCTACCGGTATACTCAAGCGGTGCACCTTCTTGAATTCTGAAGCCTGTAGTGGTGGTTTCTTGAAGAACCAATATGTCACCTACAGCAAAATCACGGTCATTAAGGCGAATCTCAAAGGGCTTAAGCCCCGCAAGGTTTTGCTGAAATATTTGCGGGTCTGTTTTTAGGTGGTGCTTTTTCATGCTGCAATAACCCCCATCTTCCGCAAGCTTTCAAGGCTTACTAATTCATCAAAACGTGACTTGTCACAATCAAGCCACGCGTCCATGCTGTGAATAAGCACTGTTAGGACTTCAGCATCTTGCTCATAGCCACCAGCTTCTTTAATTCTGGCTAGTGCGTCGCTAGTGCCACGGAACATATCCATGTTGAAAGCCTTTGCGCCGACTGCTTCAAGGTGCTCTCTTTCGCCATCACGCTGTTTCTTCTTACGCTGATTGACTGTTAGGGCCATGGTTATTCGCCTCTACCGCTTTCAACGCGAAGATTGTCGCCATCTGGACCAGCTTTGCTTTCAGTGTTTTTCTCAGCCTGAATGCGCTCATAAATCTCTTCACGGTGCACAGCAACATCTTTAGGAGCATTAACACCAATACGCACTTGGTTGCCCTTAGTGCCCAACACAGTGACGGTCACCTCATCACCTACCATTAACGTTTCACCAACACGACGAGTAAGAATTAGCATTGTTCGGTTCCTTCCTTTTTGGGTTGAGTTTCATCAAATACTTTGCGGGCTTCTCTTTCGTATAGGCCCATTTCTAATATCAGGCGCTCTGTAGCTGGGACTTTATCCAGCAAATTTATGCCTGAAGGTGTTTTTATTGAGATAAGGTCAACGACGGTTTGGCCGCACCCATACTGGCCACCCATACGATCAGTGACGCTATAAGTCACATTGCACATAAGAGTGCTTGAAGGTAGGCAGACTAAACGTGCTGTTGTATGTGTGCCGATCATTAAAAGTTCCTCAAGCAGTGCATAACGGATGCAACAAAAGGCGCGCCGTGGTGATACTGAATAACGCCATGAATCACAGCAGTAACCGGGATGCACACAACCACCAGCGCTAAAAAACCAAATCCAAACATAAGTAGAGCGAAGTATTCAGGCAGCATAAGAGGCTCCAAAATCTGAACCGTTATAGAGGTCGTAAACAGCATCACCCACCAGCTTTTCAATATCGTCTAAGCGTGTGTTTCGTGTTCTGCTGGTGGTTCTTGTACGTCGACTGGTACGAGTGCGGCGGCTTAGTTCAATATCGGCGTCAGCGTCTATTTGCAGGGCTGGAAGCGTTAACCAGGTAAAACTCATAATCAGAATCAAACCAAGACGGTGAAGCGCTCCAAGATCCATTAATGAGTTGATAGCAAGTACCACATCGCTGGTGGAGGTTTTGAAGTAGATGGACTGCCACATTTGAACGATGTTGCTTTTACTGCAATGCATCTCTTGAGCTGCCTCTTTCTGAGAAAGTCCACCCATTCGGCATAAAACAGTACGAGCCTCTGTGGGTGTAAGATTGCGACCGTTGGGCAGTTTCATTGGTCGGCATTCCCACTTTGCTCGCGCATATCCTTCTGCTGTTCGTTCAATCATGATATGGAACCAATTGTTCTGTTTGTTGAGTGAATAATAGAACCGATAGTTCCATTAGTAAAGCTTTAATGGAATATTTGGTTCTTTATTTTTGCGGAGTATAGTTTGTGAGTGATAACGAAGTATTTTGAAAAGGGATTTATTAATGACGATAGGGAACGATGTTAATGGCCAGTCTGTAACCGCTCGGTTGCACGCCGCTAAACGCATGACTCGCGAAAAAAATGAGCTGTACGGCATATGTCGCGGGATTATCTTTGATGGTGAAGTAAATCAAGCTGAAGCCGAAAATCTTTTACTATGGCTGAACACCAACCCTGAGCTTACTCAGCATTGGCCGGCGAATGTTATTTATAAGCAGCTTACAGAAACCCTTTCTAACGGTGGGCTTAATCAAGAAAACGCCGCGGCTTTACTAAAGCTGTTGCGTGATGCTGTAGGGGATAAGCAAAAGCAAGAATGTATCGATACAAGTACCGGAGAGGTGCTGACGGACTCAATAAGTACCAGCTTGCCAGTCATAGAAATAGATGAGATTAAGACTGAAGGCGCGGCCTTTGTTTTGACGGGGAAGTTTGCATCAGGGACTAGAACAGAGTGCGAGGCAATGGTTATTTCTGGTGGTGGATCGTGCGCGAAAAGTCCAACTAAAAAGACCAATTATTTGATCATTGGCGATCTTGGCAGCAGGGATTGGGCAAGCACATCATCGGGCCGAAAGATAGAAAAAGCAGTGGCCATGCGAGAAGCTGGCCACCCTATAAAAATTATTAGTGAAAAGAACTGGGCTGAACTGCTATCTAGCTGAAGCGCCTATTTGCAACTCAGGGTAATCGAATTAATTGGTTTTTGCGCACACATACAATTGATATATTGTGTGCTCAAATACTCATCATCGCTGAATACTGCCTGCATTTGGTTGTCTTGAAAGCCAAAGAAATAAGCGCTTTTTCCTGCATAACCGCCGTAGCTGTTTTTCGCATTTACAGTTGCGCATACGAAGTAGCCGAATTTATCGCCAGAATAGTACCAGTGGCCTTTTTTAGGCTCGCCCGCGTATTTTACCCGCTTTGATTCAGGGTCTTTTAATGAGCCATCTAGATAGTCATTAATGGTTGCTTTGTAGGCAGTAGGCGGATGTCCGTAGGATGCGTTTTCAAGCTGCTCTTTTGTTACGTTTGGAGTGCAACCAGAAAGCAAGGTAAAAGCGGCCGCAAATATTAAAATCCCTTTTTTCATTTCTCTCTCTCGTTTATAGCAAGCTTCTCTCAACCACAAAAGCAGCCTGCCCAATAATTCTAAGTTGGTTGATGTTGTGTGCCGAAACAACTTCGTCACGATATAGGTTTTTATCTTCATTATCACTACTGATAAGCCACGATCCATCTAAGCGCTTATTAAAGCGCTTTATTCTAAGATCACCATCAAAATCGAACGCAAATATTTTACCACTTATAGGCTTGCGAACCGACGTATTGACTAGTAATAAGTCGCCTGAAATTAACGTTGGCTCCATCGACTCTCCTCGAATCGGAGCGATTGTTGCTGTGTTCTCGTTGATTTGGTACTTTTCCAGTCTATCGCGACCTATTTCCATATATTCACTTATTACATCTTCTGTTGCGTATGATCCAGCACCCGCAGCCAAAGATGCCTCAATGATAGGGATTTTTATAAATTTAGAATAAGGGCTGTAGAGCTGTGGATCTTCATGAGCCCCGCCTTCTGAGTCATCAGAGTATCTAGCCTCACCTCTGCCTGTTGCCAACCATTCTTGATTAACATCTAGAAGTTCGCAAATCACAGGAAACCTCTTTGTTTCACAAAAAGACTCTCCCTTACACCACTTTTCAACTGACTTGTAATTAAGGGACTCGTTTGCCTTTTTTACATACGCAACCGCGAATGCGTTGTGATCCGGCATCGTCTCGCCTTTATTTTTGCCACGACCAGGCTTTGAAAAACCATTTTCAATAAGTAGGGCGCTCATTCTTTTGCCGAATGCGGCTTTTTCTAAGCTTGAGTTCATTGTCATCAGACACCGGTTAGAACTTGAGGTTCTATTTTCTAGCAAATTAATGGAAGTATCAGTTCTTTACAATTGGAACTATTGGTTCTAATATATTTTCTGAATAATCAGGGGTAGTTATGAATAACAGCAAAGCAATACAGACATTGATTAAGAAAGCTATTACCGATGCTGGCGGCGTTGATGCTGTTGCAGCTCGCTTTAATGTCGGTGCTCGCTCAGTCCGCAAATGGTGGCAGGTTGGACGCGTTCCGAGTGACAACCTGTACACGCTCTGCGAAATGGGCTCTTTCAGCACTGATCCTAATCAGATCAACCCAAAAGCATTTCCTAAACCACTACCCCAAGCCACATAACCCATTATCCATATTTTCAATCGTTTTTTTATACAACGTGTTTCATGTGAATTTATACAGTACAGCGTGACCCTTGGCGTTTGCCGGTTCTTACCGGCTTTTTTTAAAGATCATTCAATGAGTGGTTTTTAAAAAGTTGTTCATAACAGCTAACGAGGTATCGGGATGATTGATCGAATTAAGCAGCACACTTTAAAAGCAGCGCAGTTTATCAAGCAGTTATTTTGCATTCATGATGATGAGTTTGTTGGGTTTGATCATCACATGAGCATTATGAGAACAAGATGCCCAAAGTGCGGCGCTTCTCAGTCTTACTGGGTTGGAACGTCGCCTAAGAAGATACAAGTTAAACCAAACGTGACATGTCACGATTTATAAGCAGGCAATAAAAAGCCCCGATATCTGTGGAGGACGCCGGGGCTAGTAACTCAAAAGTCGAGGTAATTATGAAACAGACACCGATTAAAAGCAATACAGGTTCCAGCGTATGAGTCGCTTGCTAGTCAATGAACACCCTTTGATTGTGTTGCCTTCTTTGGCTGCTGCTATTGGCTTAAACGAAGCTATGGTACTTCAGCAGGTACATTTTTGGGCTAACGTATCTGATAAGGAACATAAGGGTCATAAGTGGTTTTATCGCACAATGGAAGAGTGGCAAAGCACCTTTAGGTTTTGGTCGAAAAGCACGCTTGAGAGGGCTATTAAGTCATTAAAAGCACAGGGTTTAATAAAGGCTGAAAAGCTGGCAAAGCATTTCAATCGTACAAGTTTTGATCAAACCATTTACTACACCCCTAATTATGAAAATTTAGCCAAAATAGAGCTAGAGGCCAACAGCAACCCATACCGTCAAAATGATGGTATGGATACACCAGAAACAACCCGCTCCAGTGGTGGCCCATTACCTCAAATTGACGGTATGGGGAGTGGCAGTTTGACGGATTCTGAATGTCAAAATGACGGTATCAGATCACATCAAAATGACGGTATGTTAACAGAGAATACAACAGAGAAAACAACACACATCACAGCAGGCGAGATGGCCCCTGTTTTAGGATCTATTCCACAAATCGCACCACCAGATTTATTTAACACCTCGCTCACTGATCAACAACGCTTTTTCCCATTGCATGCCGACTGGCAACCAGACATCAAAAACCTGACTGAGCAATGCCGCTTAAATCGCGTCAATCTTTCCAAGTTTGATGATATGGATCGTGAAGATGCGTTGAGAGAGTTTGTTTCTCATTGGCTGGCCTCGGGCAAAGAGTTTACTCAGGCCCAGTGGGAGCAGCGATTTATTAAGCAGCTCAAGTATTTGCAGGATAAGCGCTCAGAACAGGTGCTAAGCCCTAAAAACAAGCGGGCTGAAGTGTCGGCGGCGGTCATGAACTTAGGGGATACAGACTGGTGAGTACTCAAGAGCGTGTCCGATTCAGCATAAGCAATCCTGATCGTCCTAAGAAAGAGACTCTTACAACTGCTGATCTGGGTGTAGATTTTGTTGCTATGCCAGTTAAAGGCCCAGCCCACAAATTAGCGCTGATTAATCAAAGCATCCAAATCATGGGCGAGCTCGCCGCCAAAGCGGAGAAAGAAGAGGCTTTGAAATCATGACCGCCTATAAGCCTGGACTAGAAGCCGTTGTTTTGCTGCCTTCTGCGCCAATGAGTCGCAAGGAAATCATCGAGATGATGCACGCAATAGTAATAGCGAACTATGCAATCAAAAAGATGATGGAGCAAACATTATGAATAGCACTACTCCTAACTCAATCACTCGATTTTGTGGATGCTGCGGAACCCCGCTGGCCCGTAAAACGTACAACGGCGGCAGGCTAGAAGCGCTAGCTATGTTTAAAGCCCGTAAAACCTGTGACCGAAAATGCACAGGTCTACTAAAGAGCAAGAATGAGAGTGAAAAGTCGTGTGAGCAATGCGACAAACCTTTGGTCAGGCGGAGCGATGAGCCCTCTGGAAATTTCAAAGTAAGAAAATTCTGCAACAACATATGCCGTGGTAAACACATGACAGGAAACAACAACTACAAGATGAAAAAGCCCGTAATTACGCCGGTTATTACTGCACCGCCTAAAGTTGTCAGTCCCGCCCACGCGATGCGCAGCAGCGTGTTAGTTCACTCTATTACAAAACCACAGAACGCGGCGTTTTCCGTCATGACGGTTATGAGTGGGTTAAATCAACCATGTCACTACAAAAGTTAAAGCGAGCGGCAGCGCGAGAAAAATCAGAACGGAGCTGTGTTTGATGAAAGATCCTGAAAAGGTCGTTGAATACGTACTGACAACGCAGCGCGATATTCCTGCTGTTCTGAATAAGGTCAGGCGCCAGATGGAGCTAGGGCTAAAAGATGGCCCGCTCGTTGTCCATATAGGCCGTCAAGTTGTTGATGGGTGCCGTTCTGGTGACCATAAAGACCACCAGCAGATTAAGGAAGTTTTAGAGCGCATAGCGGCTGAGGCAAACAATGGCAGCTAAACAGAAGGCATTCAGAAGCCCTAAGTATCTAAAGTGGGTTAAGTCTCTTCCTTGCTGCATGTGTTTCGGTAATGCGGACGATCCTCACCATATAAAAGGTGTCGGCCACCTTAGTGGGGGATCAATGACAGCTCCCGACAACTTCGTTATGCCTATGTGTCGAAATTGCCATGCTGAAATGCACCGAAATCCTGAGCTATGGCCCGACCAATGGGAATATGTCGCCCGTACCTTAGCGCAAGCAATTAGTGAAGGGGTGGAGGTATGAGCAAGAGAGAGCTGAAGGGTTTTAACATTACAGCGAGCGCAGCAGATTTTAATAAATCGATCAAAGCGGTGGCTTGCGCTTTTCAAGCATTAAAAGCGTCAATGGAGGTTGAAATACTCCCTGTTTCAGATGGTCGCCAGCGATGCAAAGCACCAGGACACTCGACGAGGTTAGCAACTCACTATACCGAGCATGGGCATTTCTGCCCCGAGTGCGTCCATAGGATTAAGCATCAACACCAATACGGCGGTCCGGCAATTATTCGGGAGATACAGCATTGAAAGAATTCATTATTGGTATTGATCCTGATTTAGAAAAAAGCGGTGTAGCAACTGTCTTGGATAACAAGATAGTTGCGCTCGATGCTATGTCATTCTTTGAGTTGATAACTTTCATTAACGAGCATATTAGAGTGGCTAGATTTGTTGTTGAAGATGTAGAGCACGACAAAGCCACGTACTACCGTCCTGGAACAACGCAAGCCGGCATGAGGAAGATTGCTCAGAACGTTGGTCAGGTTAAAGCTATTGGGCGCTTATTGGCTAATTACCTACGTGATAGTGATGCTGATTACATCTTGGTTAAGCCCCTAAAAGGTCACTTAAAGCGGGCTAAAAAGGATTCAGAATTCTTTAACCAATTAACGGGCTGGGTTGGTCGCACTAATGAAGATAAGCGCGATGCTGGGTTGCTGGCTCTGTATGGAGAGCCTCCAAGGAAGCTTGGCAGATGAAAGAAAAATCAAAACCTTTAGCCGTTGTTATCCCTGATCTAATCCGTTGTGATAACCCTGCATGTCATGGGGGCGTTATTAGCGGTTTGTTTGGCAGCAAAAACCCTTGTTATAAATGTAATGGTTCTGGTCTACTGGATAAAAACACAGTAGAGGCGGTTGATCCTGTTTTAATGGTCTACGCGCTAACGGAGCAGATAAAACAGCTACAGATAAAGATTAAAGCGTTAGAAGCAAACCAGAAGCCCGCGCCAGAGTTTAACCCTCATGCGGGCGCTTCAAAAAGGCATGGCGGTACATACAGGGGCGATTGATGGACAGCAAAGTAACAAATGTAGTTGATCGATATTTATCTGTAGTGCTGGTGGATGATCTTAATAAGGATGCTGGATGGAGACGTTCACACCAAATTGATCAGCTAATTGCTTATAAAGGCGACTTGCCGCGCTGTACTGGCGGCATTGGTGAGCATGACGATCAGATGATTAATCAAGTCTCGATGATGTTTGATCGAATTGTGAGCCCGTATAGCCAATGGTGCACTAAAGCAATGGAGCTACTCCAAAAGCAGAACAGCAAGCGCCATGATTGCCTAGTAGCTGATGTGTATTACTCTAAGCGTCCAAATATAGAGACTGGATCTGATTTTCACTCACAAGCAGAGATAGCCGCTATGGTTGGCTTAAGTCGTGCGGCGTACCAGGACAACGTATATAAGGGTGCTCAATACGTTAGAGACTTGGTTGATTTGCGGAATATTGAGGCCGCGTGAAACTTTATTTTGATTAATTGATATAGTGCCTTGATTAATCAAGGCAGAAAGAGTACCGTATTTTGTATTGTGGGACGGTTGCGAAAGCACTCCCTTATATTGTTTGTACACTGATTTTAGAGCCTCGCTTATGCGGGGCTTTTTTGTGCGCGTTGATAATTATGGATAGGGATATGAACCAGCATTCTACCGAGCAGATCGTTATTACAGGGAGTAGTTACTTCACGAAAGGCTCGGGGTTGGTTGCAGTTGCTGGCGGCGCATCGCAGAAATCAGCAAATGACTCGGCTGATGTTGCTAAAGGCATAGCAGAGAATGGCGTTGATGTAATTCAAAAAGCCGCCGATAGTGGTGTTGATGTAATGTCATTTGCTGATATGGGTGTTGTGTTTGGCATGATGGGCGTTGTGCTTGGCTTGATAGTGAATTCGTATGCGCTGGCGCGCCGCGATAAGCGTGAGAAGGAATTACACGCAATCAGGGTGAATACGCTTAAAACACATGGCAACTTGCCGAGCGAATATCATGAACCAGAATAGATTTGCTGTGTCGGCTTTAACGATAAGCGCTTTGGGGTTTGTCAGCATTACGGGCTACGAAGGATACCGAGAGAAAGCGTATATACCCGTTGTTGGCGATGTGCCCACGATAGGATTTGGCACAACCGAAGGTGTGAAAGCTGGCGACACCATAACGCCAGAGCGGGCACTTGCTAGAGCTCTTCATGATGTAACCAGATTCGAGGGCGCATTGCGCTCTTGTGTAAAGGTTCCGCTCCATCAGTATGAATACGACGCTTATATATCCCTCGCTTATAACATTGGTAGTAGTGCGTTCTGTAGATCAACTCTAGTTCGTAAGCTGAATGCGGGTGAATACTCGGCAGCATGTGAGCAAATCAAGCGATGGTCGTACTTCAAGGGGCGAAAGCTTAAAGGGTTAATCAAGCGGCGGAATTCTGAATATAAGCAGTGCATAGGAAATTAAGACGGGGTGAGTCATGGCAGCGTATAAAGCCGATTATCTATTGTTCGGAAGAACGACTGTTGAGAAGCGCTATTCTTGCCCTCACTGCTTCCGGTATGTGTTGAGGTATGACTTTGTTGATGAGTCCACTTTCACTGCCACCGTCACCGTTGAAGATAGACCGGCTGCTGATGATGGTAGTCGCACTATGTATGTGTGCATTGCTCTCTCTCAAAAGCCAGGTAACGGACACCTCACGCGAATGATTGCTGATACTCGTCAGTACTTTAAAGACGAGGGTTATACGCACGCTGAATATGTGATTGATAAAGAACAGCACCGGACAGAGTTATGACTGCTGATAATCGCTATCGTAGCCGTAAGTTCTGGCTGGCTGCCACTGCTGATTTGGTTTCTCATATCGCATTGTTTGCTGGGAAGTTAGACGGTGGAACATGGGTGGCAGCTCAAGCATTGATTCTTGCCATGTATAACGGCGCTAATGTTGGTGAGCTCTATGTTAGTAATGATAAGTAGGTTTCTAGCATCAAAGGTAGTGACTGTTGTGTTAGTGCTGATGATGGGTGGTGGTGCTTGGTTCATCTATTCAGAGCTGCAAGCCAAGGCCGTTATCGAGAAAGAACTTAAGGATATCAAAGACAACCAAGCGGTTGTTAATACTGCTGATCATGGCTTAGTGCAGGTTGAGGCAGCACTTAAACGTAATGCAGAACAGATCAAAGCGGCGGTACGGCATGCGACCAATACAAACACTAATGATCTTACTGATGAGTCTATCAGTATCATCCTGTGCTCTAACGGATTGGCTCACCCCTCGGCGTGTAGTGATCCCTGATCGATACCTAGCCGACTGCCACCAACCATTAGCAATGGGATTCAGTAAGCAGTTATTACTTGAGTGGGGATTAGACCAGCATGAAGCGAGTGATCTTTGTAATGCTCGTCTTCTATGTGCTCGGGAGATTAATAGCGGACGAATTAAAGACTGCAAAGTTAAGGAGTGAAAGCATGCCGCCACGGACGCCGAAAGCATGCAGGCTGCAAGGATGCCGCCACACCACACAGCATAAGCATGGCTACTGTGATGAACACGCGCACAAGGCAGAGCGCAAGGCATGGTCCAACTCAGGCAAAGGAAGAGGCGGCAGGCCTTGGCGACGTAAGCGCGACATAGTTAAAGCTAATGCTGATGGGTTGTGTGTCTTGTGTCGGTTGAAGGGAATTGTTTCGACAGGTTCTATCTGTGATCACATCGTGCCAGAGGCCGAAGGCGGCAGCTCAGACATGAGCAACCTTCAATGGTTGTGTGAGCCTTGCCACAACGAGAAAACCGCTAAGGAATCAAAGCGTGGAGTATCACGCACACCCACAAGGGGAGGGGCGGGGTAAATCTCTACAACCTACGCACACGGACACCGTCCCCCTTAGTCAATTTTTTACGTGTCTAGAATATAAATTTAAAACTGGGGAATTCAAATGGCTGGCGTCGCTGGAAAATCGGGCGCGAAGAAAAAGCCGAACGAGCAAAAATTATTATCTGGTAGTAGGAATGCGAACCCGGACGCAGTTGTTTTTGATCTCGTCGTAAATATTGATCCGCCCTGGTGGATGCAGGAAGAAGGCCGCGAACTTGCTCGCGAGATGTGGGAAAGGTTATGTCCTCATTTATGTAGTCAGAAAATATTAGCCGCTACCGATCTGCATAACCTTGAAATCTTTTGCTCTGCATACCAGACCTTTCGGGATGCAGATGCTCTTGCCTTAAAAGATGGAATTGTTGTAACGGGCGCCACAGGTGGTCCGATAAAAAACCCAGCGCTAACCGCAAAAAATGAAGCGATTCGACAAATTGACTCAATCGGGTCATCTCTTGGATTGTCTCCCGCAGCGCGCGGTCGCTTGATGGGCTCCACTGGTGGCAATAAGAAAGGGAATGCATTCGAGGAATTTTAATTAATGGCCAGCTATCCAAACGTCAATGCGGCCAATAAATACGCGCGCGATGTTGTAGCCGGTCGCATCCTAGTTTGTCGATACATTCAATTAGCATGCAAAAGACACCTTGACGATTTAAAAGAGTCAGAAAAGCGCTCTTATAAATACAAATTTGATAAGGCCGCAGGCGAGAGAGCTTGTCGATTTGTTCAAAAACTACCGCACACAAAAGGAAAGTGGGCACGGTCTAGGTTAAGTATAAAGCTTGAGCCTTGGCAGTTATTTCAATTCGCTTGTGTGTTCGGCTGGAAGATAAAGAAATCAGGATTTAGACGGTTTAGAGAGGCTTATTCAGAGATACCACGAAAGAACGGGAAGTCAGTAGTTGGGGCAGGTTCTGGTATCTATATGTTCGCTGCAGATGGAGAGGCTGGGGCCGAAGTTTACTCGGGTGCCACAACAGAAAAGCAAGCTTGGGAGGTGTTTCGCCCCGCGCGGTTAATGTGTACCAGAACGCCCGATCTGGTAGAGCGTTTTAGCATTGAGGTTAATGCTAAAAATATGAACATTGCTTCTGATGATTCGCGTTTTGAACCTCTGATTGGTGATCCTGGCGACGGTAGTTCGCCACACTTCGCCATAGTTGATGAGTATCACGAACATACTGACGACAAGCTATACGAAACAATGATTACCGGCATGGGTGCGCGGGAACAGCCTTTAATATGGGCGATAACGACAGCGGGCACTGATATCGCTGGACCTTGCTATGAGCATCGTCGCCGTGTGATTGAAATGCTAGAAGGCATAACGTTAGACGATGAGCTGTTTGGTGTTATCTATACCGTAGACAAAGAGGATGATTGGACTTCTGAAGCTGCTTTGCGCAAAGCTAACCCCAATATGGGTATCTCAGTTTTTGCAGAGTACCTTCTAGCCCGTCAAGAGAAAGCGATCAAAAACCCGCGTATGGCAAACGCGTTCAAAACAAAGCATTTAAACATATGGGTATCCAGTAAAAGCGCTTTCTTCAACATGGAAGAGTGGGCGAAGTGCGAAGATAAAACACTCACTGCTGAACAATTCAAAGGTGAAGACAGTTATTTAGGCGCCGATTTAGCCCGCAAGCTAGATATGAACTCGGTCCCGCGTGTGTTTGTACGCGATATTGATGGAAAGCTTCACTACTACTGTATAGCGCCTCGCTTCTTTGTTCCTTATGACACTGCCTTTGATACTGATAACCAGCGTATGGCCGACCGTTTTCAGGGTTGGTTTAACGAAAATCTGTTGATATTGACGGATGGCGCAGAGATTGATTACCGCGAAATACTTCATGAATGCCTTGGAATGCGCGAGCTCGCACCTATCCGAGCAATCGGTATCGACCCCGCTGGTGCAACTAGCTTATCTCATCATTTGCTTGATGAAGGACTAGAGCCGGTCACGATCACGCAGAACTTCACAAACATGTCAGACCCAATGAAAGAGCTTGAAGCCGCGATTAAAACCGGGCGCTTCCATCATGACGGCAACCCCATCATGACCTGGTGTATTTCTAACACCGTAGGCGCTCATGTTCGTGGCAATGACGACATAGTAAGACCTGTTAAAGAAGGCAATGACAACAAGATTGATGGAGCCGTTGCTTTAATCATGGCGATAGGTCGAGCGATGCTTGATCAGAACACGCCGCATGAAGATGACATTTCAGACCACCTTGAAACACACGGAATCAGGACTTTATAAATGGGCTTATTTTCTTGGTTTAGCCGTAAATCATCGGTAGAAATCATAGATACACCGGACAAGCTCGCCGCTGTTGTTGGCTATGGCCACGACACCTATACAGGTCGGGCCGTTTCAAGTAGTCAGGCGATGCAATTAACCACTGTTTTCGCGTGCGTTCGTGTGCTATCTGAATCAATGGGGATGCTTCCTTGTAAACTATTTGAACAAACAGACCGAATCCGTAAGCCTGCGACAAAGCACAAACTTTATTCACTGCTAACTATAGCGCCTAATGACTACATGACAGCCCAAGAGTTTTGGGAATTGCTTATGGTGTGCTTATGCTTACGTGGCAATTTTTACGCTTATAAAGTCAAAGTGATGGGTGAAGTGGTCGAGCTATTACCCATTGATCCGGGGGCGGTTACTCCAACGCTCGATACTGATTATGAGCCTAGTTACCAAGTTAAGTTTAAAAATGGCACTACTGAAACGCTAACACAAGATGATATTTGGCATGTTCGAGGATTAACGCTGGATGGGCTAACCGGATTAAATCCAGTGGCCTATGCGCGGGAAGCAATAGCGCTAGGGTTAGCGACAGAAGAGCATGGCGCCAGAATGTTCAAAAATGGCGCAACCCCAACAGGGATATTGAAAACAGCCGAATCTTTATCAGATACCGCATTTAATCGCTTAAAAGAACAATTCCAAGAAAACCATCAAGGCATGGCCAACAGTCATAAGCCAATGATTCTTGAAATGGGTTTGGACTGGAAGCCGATCAGTCTAAATGCCGAAGATTCGCAGTTCCTTGAAACCCGAAAATTTCAACGTGATGAAATATGCGCAATCTATCGAGTGCCGCCGCACCTTGTAGCCAACCTTGAAAAAGCATCTTTCAACAATATTGAAGAGCTTGGTTTGAGCTTTGTGAATTATGGGCTTGTTTCATACATGACCCGCATTGAAAGCCGTATAAATGTTGGATTACTTAAGCCCTCAGACCGTGGCCGGTATTACGCAAAGTTTAATGCGGCTGCTTTGTTACGCGGCAACCTAAAAGCGCGCTATGAATCATACGGCCAAGGTATTAACTGGGGAATCTTAAGCCCGAATGATTGCCGTGAACTGGAAGACATGAACCCGCGTGAAGGCGGCGACCACTACTTAACACCTCTTAACATGACCACAAACCCGGAGAGCAATAACAATGCTGACAAAGAAACGGCTTGATGTTGCCCTAAACATCAAGAGCGTAAGCGATACAGGCGAGTTTGAAGGTTATGGCTCTGTATTCGGTGTTAAAGATAGCCAGATGGATATCGTGGTACGCGGTGCATTTGAGAAAAGCTTAGCTGCCTGGAAAGAAAAAGGCCGCATGCCTGCACTGCTCTGGCAGCACAACATGAATGAGCCAATTGGTATTTATACCGAAATGAAAGAAGACGAAACCGGCTTGTATGTTAAAGGCCGGTTGCTGGTGGATGATGACCCATTAGCTAAGCGTGCACACGCCCACATGAAAGCGGGCTCTCTGTCAGGCATGTCTATCGGTTATATGCTGAATGATTACGACTACGACAGTGAAAAAGACGCCTTCATATTGAAAGAGCTCGATCTATGGGAGGTGTCGCTAGTTACTTTTCCATCTAACGATGAAGCCCGAATTTCTAACGTAAAAACCGCATTGGATCACGGAACAATTCCGCGTCCCAGTGAGATAGAGAGAACCCTGCGAGAGGTTGGGTTTTCACGTTCGCAAGCCAAAGGCTTTATGGCTCATGGCTTTAGTGCTCTCGATCTGCGAGAGGCAGAAACAGATAAAGCACTGCAATCCCTTAAAACAATTTCCAACCTCTTTACGGAGCAATAAATATGTCAGTTGAATTAAAAGATATTGAACAAGTCGCCGCCGAATTCAAAGGCAAGTTCGATGAATTTAAAGAAAAAAACGATAAGCGTTTTGATGCTATCGACGCAGAAAAAGGCAAGTTGGCAGAGCAGGTTGACGGGCTTAACGGCAAGCTGTCTGATCTGGATGAATACAAAACCGCGCTAGAAAAAGAATTGGCAGGCTTAAAGCGTCCAGGTGCAACGGGCGTGTCTAAAGAAGTGGAAGCGCACAAAACCGCATTCACTCAGTTCATGCGAAAAGGCAGTGATGATGGTCTTCTTGAGTTACAACAAAAAGCGCTGAATATCACAGCTGATGCAGATGGCGGTTTTGCTGTTCCTGAAGATCTAGACCGTACAATTATTGAGCTGATGCGCAATGAGTCGCCTATGCGACAAGTATGCAACACCATTACCATTTCAACAGCAGACCATAAAAAATTAGTGAACTTGGGGGGTGTAGGTTCTGGATGGGTAGGCGAAGAAGCTGCGCGACCTGCTACTGGCACACCAACACTGGCTCAGATCATCGCTACAATGGGTGAGATTTACGCTAACCCACAAGCCACACAAACGTCATTGGATGATGTGTTCTTTAATGTAGAGGCTTGGCTTAATGGTGAAGTAGCAATGGATTTTGCAGAAAAGGAAGGCTCTGCATTTCTTTTGGGTGATGGCACCAATAAGCCAAAAGGGATCTTGGCTCACACATTGACACTCACGGCTGATAATGTTCGCGCTTTCGGGCAGATTCAGAAAATTCATTCCGGCACATCAGGCGACTTTGATGGTGACGACCTGTTAAGCCTGATCTACGGATTGAAAAAAGGCTATCGCAACGGTTCTCAGTTCATGATGGCAGGTACGACATTGCATAAAGCCCGCACATTAAAAGATGCGCAGGGTAACTACTTGTGGGCGCCTGGCTTACAAGCCGATGAACCTTCGTCTTTACTTGGCTATTCAATCGCTGAAAACGACGATATGCCAGTGGTTGCCGCAGATGCAAACTCCATGATGTTCGGGCATTACAAGCGTGCTTACACCATTGTTGATCGAATCGGGACTCGAATCCTTCGTGACCCATACACCAACAAGCCTTATGTAGGCTTTTATACAACAAAACGAGTAGGCGGCATGCTGACCGACTCTAACGCGGTTAAAGTCCTGACTTTATCTGCATAAGAAGTAGTTTAATTAGTTAAATATAAGGCTCCTTCGGGAGCCTTTTTATTGGAGTAAATAAAATGCCTAAAGTAATCATTGCTGAAAAAGAGTTTCTACATTCAGAAGATGGCAACACTGTTACTGAATACGAAGCAGGCGAGCAGCTAGTAAGCGACCGCTGTGCTGAAGTTGCAATTAAGCAGCTTAAGGTAGCGAAGGAAAGCAAAACAAAGCCCGCAGATTTTATTGCCGCGCAAGAAAAGCAGGCCGCTGAACAGGCAGAATAACCATGCCAATCATTACCCTAGAACCTGCAACCACTGAGCCGGTATTGCTCGAAGAAGTGCGAGCTCAATGCCGTATCGATAGCGATATAACCGACGAAGACGCGTTATTGCAGGGGCTAATATCAACCGCGCGTGAGTATTGTGAAAAACATACAGGGCGTCACTTTGCTGCTAAAACACTGCATTACATCGGTAATTGGTGTGCTGGCAAGATTGAATTATCACCAAACCTTAAAACCGTTAGCTTTATTCAGTACCGCGACCATGACAACGAACAACAATCGTTTCCAGATACAGAATACTACGTTGATTCAGCCTCGCTGATGGGCGCAGTTATCCCGTTCAGTACTTGGCCTAGCACCTACCCGGCACACCCGCAGCCGGTCACTATCGAATTTGAAGTGGGTGACACCGACGAAAGCGGCAATTCATCATGCCCTTATGGGGTGAAGCAGGCCATTTTATTGCTGGTGGCTCATTGGTACGAAAACAGAAGTGCAGTTGCCTTTAGTGGCACCAGTAAAGAAGTTGAGTATTCCGTTTCTGCATTACTAGCACCCCACAGAGTTTTAAATGTATGAAGCGATTACATGCCGGGAAGCTAAACCAGCGCATAACGCTTTATAAGCCGGTCACAGGAAAAACCGCTTCAGGCGCACCCATTACTCATAAATTTGAAAAAGTAGGGGTAATGTGGGCGGCTGTTGAGTTGGTAGGTATTGCCGAAGACAACAGCGGCGAAAAAAATCAGGCGACAGGGAAGCACCTCATTACTTTTCGTTGGCGGCCGGTTGGCAAGAACTGGATATGCATTTGGCGTGATCAGATTTATAGAGTGATTGGCGTTGATGATACCGACCCACAAAAACGGCAAAAGCAGCTAACAGCAGAAACTGAAAACGCTGTTACAGAAATGTGGATCAACGAAAACACTCTGGTAGATGGCGCTATTACACAACTGAACTAAGTCGTGAATGAGGGTTAGTAATTATGATGAATGAGAGCTGGGAAATAACCGGCCTAGACGATCTTGAGCGGCAGCTCACTGCACTAGGTGGTAAAGACGGACTAACAGCCTTGCGCCGTGCGTCTCGTGCTGCCATGAAGCCAGTAAAAGAGCAGATGATAGCGAATGCTCCCTTTGATGATGACTCTCAAGCTGAGCATATGCGCGATAAAATCAGCATGACCACCAAAAAGACCGACAAACGCAAAGCCGGTAAAAATAATGCATTAGCGGTGCGGGTTGGTCCAACAAAAAAACACAGTCAAAAAGCTATAGCGGCAGAGTATGGTACCGAGAATCAAGAAGCCATCCCGTTTATGCGCCCCGCGCTTTACGATCAGCGTCACCGAGTCGTTGACGGTATGCGTACTAAATTAGCAGTTGAGATAGAACGCATCGTTAGGAAAAACGCCCAATGAGCATAGAGCAAGGGTTGCTCGTGTGGCTTCAGGCTGAACTCAGTCTTGATGCGTATTGGCTAGAGCGTCCGGAGGGAGTAAAGCGCTGCTGTGTTTATCGCTGTATTAGCCCCGGTACCATCAGCGGTAATCTAAAAAGCCCAGGTATAAAAGCCGATACGTATTCAATTACGGTTTACCACGACGACCCCGAAAAAGGCCGAATTGCTGCTGACATTATCAGAACAAAATTAAATGACTTCAACGGTGATTTAGGCAGCTATCCAGTCCAGCACATACAGCCAACAGGTGGCTTTGATCAGATACTCAATACAGAGGCCGGCATCAAAGTTTATCAGTTTAACCGTGACCTACTTATTAACCACTAAGGATAAATATCATGTCCGTTGCAGATCCTAGCACCTATGCAAAACTCCCCGCAGGGACGCGCACCCTCTGGGGGCCACTTGGTACACCAACCGTTGATCTAAAGCTTTTAAAGGATGCCAACGCGGTGGGTGCCACTGGTAAAAAAGGCGGCTTTGTTGAAGCCGATCGCCTGATTGATACTGAAAAAAAATACATCGCAGATATGAAAGACGGTGAAGACAAAGAGTTCGTCTTTCTGGACGACCCTACTGATGCTGATTTAAATGCATTTCTAGCAGCTGCAGAAGCAGAGCAAACAGTTATCGTGCGTATTGAGTTCCCTAATGGGCGTTTTGCAAATATGGATGTAGCTCTTAACGGTTGGTCTACCCAAGAGCTCGATAAAGGCAAGCCGATGATGTTGGTTGTCTCTGGAAAGCAGAACGCAATTTCCCGCGGCATGGTTTAGTCGCCTTTTACTAACATTTGGAATAGATCATGAAAACAAAATCATTAAAAGAAAGAGTACTAAACCCCGCTAAGTTGGCCCCTCATACGGTTTCTATTTTGGGTGATTCCTATCAAGTTGCACGTTTGTCAGCTGCTAAAGTGAATGCGGTTAATGGGGATCTACAAGGGAAAAAAGACCCTGATGAGTTGGCTAAAACTACAACTCAATTCATTCTTGATTCGATCATTGATGAAGACGGAGTTTCATTATCGAAAAGCATTGCATTAGAAGAGTTTCACCAGGTTTATGATCATTGCTCTATTCAAGAAGCATATACAAAAATAATGCAGGTTAATTTTGGTAATGTAGAAGGTATCGAAGAAGCAAAAAAAGACTAACCAGCACTCCAGCCTTAAGCTTTTGTTTTGAGCTGGGCGAAATGCTGGGCTTAGCCGATCCGCGCGATATCTATCATGCAGATGCAGAACTCCTCGCCTTATGGCGTGCTTATTTCAATCTGAAAAACAAACCACAAACCCCCATCGAAAACACCAATGATATCGATTCGCAGGTCGCTGCCTGTGAGCGTATTTTAGGGTAATAACGCGCAGGTATTTAAATGTCAGATATAGCAAAGCTAACGGTTGCGCTATATGCCAACTCTGCGCAGTTTGTTAGTGAACTGCAAAAATCACAGCGTAAATCTAATGAATGGAAGCGTGAAGTTTCAGCAGCCTATAACACGGTTAAAACAGCCGGAGCTGTAGCGGCAGCGGCAACCGTTGCAAGCCTTACCCTCATCTATAAGCAGCAATCAAAACTCATTGATCAAACCGCAAAGTTTGCCGACCGAATTGGCATTAGCACAGAGTCATTGAGCCAGTTTCGCTATGCGGCAGAATTAACGGGCGTAGGGCAAAAGTCACTTGATAACTCTCTTCAAGCAATGGTTCGTCGTCTTGCTGAAGCTGAGCAAGGAACGGGGGAGGCTGCAAAATCTCTTAGGCAGCTAGGGCTTGATGCTGAAGAGTTAGGACGGCTAACACCAGATGAGCAGCTCTATGTATTAGCTGATGCGTTCAAAGGCGTAGAGAGCCAATCAGAGCGCGTAAGAATTGCATTTAATCTGTTCGGGCGCGAAGGCGTAAGCATGGTTAACATGCTCGCTGGTGGCGCAGATGGTTTGCGCGCTATGGCAAAAGAGGCCGACGATCTAGGGCTTTCATTGTCGCGTGTCGATGCCGCCAAGGTTGAGATAGCTAACGATGCTTTTTTGCGGGCGACCAAGGCTAGCACCGCATTTGAGCAACAGATTACAACACAACTCGCGCCGGTTATCGCTGGCCTCTCTGATGAGTTTGTCAGAATGGCGAAAGAACACGGCGGCATGAGTAAAGTTGTGACTGATGGTATTTACTCAACAGCCAAAGGGGTTAGCTATGTTGGTGATGCTTATAGAGGCTGGACATTCATTTTAAAATCAGTAGAGGTTGCGTGGCTGCAATTAAAGCTCGTAGGAATGGAAGCCATGAACGCAATGGTGCGTGCCGCTTATGATTTCGGCACGTACATTGTTCAATATATGGTTTGGCCGACACTAAAAGCACTGGATGCTATGGGGCTTGTAAATGACTCAGCTAAAGAGATGGCCGACAGTTTACGTGAACTAACCACGATCAGTGGCCCGCCAATATTCAACCTAGAAGACACCTATCAAACGCGTAGCGAACTAAAGCGATCAGTAGATGAGTTTAGAGCGCTACTCTCTGAGCCTTTGCCCTCTGACAACATTGAAAATTGGTATCAAGAAAACAAAGCGCGAGTCGAAGCGTTAGCGCAGGATATGGCCAGCAGCGTTAACCGAAATTCAGCCTCAGCAGGAGCATTAACCCCTGAAGGCAAGCCAGCAAAAGAAGGCCCAACCGAGCAAGAAAAAGCACTAGAGCGCCACCGCTTAGAAATGGATCGAATCCGGCAGGGGTTTTTAGAAAAAGACCAGCTAGAGTATGAGCAATGGCAGGAGCGACAAAGCAAGCTAGCTGATTGGTTCCTTGCTGAATACGAGGCGTCAAAAAGTAATAAGGCTCAAATGGCTGCGTTAGAAGGTCAGTATCTAACGCTAAGCCAAAACAACCATAAAAAATACCAAGACAATATTAATAAGATTGAGTCAGCTCGAATGCAGACGCGGTATAAAGCCGCTTCTAGCATGTTCGGGTCAATGGCTGATCTCGCTAAAACATTTGGTGGCGAGCAAACCGGCGCATATAAAGCACTATTCGCTGTTAGCAAAGCTTTCTCTATTGCTGAATCAATCATGGCGATTCAAACCGGCGTAGCTAAAGCGGCCGCGCTGGGGTGGCCTGCTGGTATCCCTGCAATGGCGAGCGTGCTATCTGCAACATCAGGCATTATTTCAACAATTCAAGGCACAGCCATGCCGACTTATCACACAGGCGGTATGGCGGGTTATGGCTCAGATAACTTCAGTGACTCTTTAAAAAGAAACGAAGTCCCCGCGATATTAGAACGCGACGAAGAAATACTTCCAACCTACGACCCACGCCATCGCAGCAACCTACGGAAAAGTAGGGGGGCTGGTGGCGGTTTTGTCTGGACTGGCAACATCATCATGAACAACAACGGCGAACCAGTGAGAGCAGAGGCCAGCATGGACGATGAAGGCAATCTTCAAATGTGGTTAGAGCGCGCAGATGAATTTATTGCTCAAGGCTTTATTGAAGGAACGGGCCAAACCTCACAAGCAAACGATGCTGTTAATGGCAGTGGTCGCGCTAACACTGCAATTAGATAGGGTAAAAAATGGATATAACCGATTTAGAACCCTGGCCGCTTGAGCAGTTAGATTACCCTCTAAAGCGCGGCTACAGCTACGCGGTGCGAGACAATCGAGAAATGTCGAGCATGTATTCTGGCCCTGGTATCTCGCGCCTAATATCACGCTTTACCATTACCGATTATCAAGCCTCATTGCTGTTCTCGAAGGGCGAGGAGCTCTATTTCAGGTGGTGGATAGCTAATAAGCTAAACCACGGCAATGACTACTTTGCTATGCCGTTATTAACCGGCGCAGGAATTAATACCGTTGCAGCAATGTTTAGCAAAAAGGGTATAGGCGCAAGTGTCTTAGACGGTAATAGATACCGAATTAGCATTAAGCTCACGTCGTTTGCTCTTCCAGCGGAATTGCTAACAGAAGCAGAAGCGCTTAGTTTGCTATCAAGTGAGGTAGTTGCGGTTAATTCTGCACCAGTAGCAAGCAATATATCTAAAAGCGTTGATCAGGATGGTTCTGTTGTTATTGCTATTGTAGCAACTGACTACGACGGTTCTATTGACTACACAGCTACCGCCATTACTGCTGGCCCGAATCACGGCACGGTTTCTGTTCATCCTGTAACGGGCGCAGCCACTTATATTCCTACTACCAATTATTACGGGCCTGATGAGTTCAGATATACCGTTGCTGATAATAATGGTGCCGTCTCGAATGAGGGCATTGTATTGATCGCGGTTAATGAGCTGGGCGCGCCGGTTTATGATGTCGTTGGTGTTGTTGGCGAAACACTGATTGGCGGTATTGAGATCGATGCGGTAGGTGTGGTGGGTGAGACGATCATTGGCGGTATTGAGATCGATGCAGTGGGTGTTGTAGGTGAAACGATTTACGGCGGTATGAGTCCGCCGCCGCTCCCTGAGAGTTTTGAATTTTACCCTGACAGAGATGGTTCTGGTGTCGTGACTGCTGACAGCTTGCAGTCGTTACCTGTTAGGTCTGAATCTTCATTGGCAATGCACAAAATAGTCGGGCTTGACCCTGTTGCGCAGATCGATGCGGCTATTACCGCTACAGGTTTTAATTTAGCTACTCAGACGTTTGGTAACAGTGGTAGCAGTTCGCGCAACACATTTACTGCTTATGCAGGTCAGGTTTACGATCCTGTTTCTAAAATTGCATACAGAGCATGGCCGGGTGGTCATGCAGAGTCATCCCTCAATCATGTTGATAAGTTCGACGTTAACAAACTTGAATACGGGTTAGTTGCAGCGCCATCGAATCCAGATGCGCCTGGTCTTGAATGGTCGCAACCTTATCGCGATGTAGGTAAGGCGCGTCCGGGTGATCCATTTAATGGAGTGCCTGCGGATAGCGGGTCTTTTACGCCCTACGTTAGCGGTGCTACTGAAACCATTGATGGTTTTACGCAATACACGCGGGAGTATTACTTGCCCGACGGTCATCCGACATCAAGCCATCATTATGCAGGGACATTATTTCACGACAATAAATTGATCACTGTTCGAAACGTGCATTCGATGTATGACATAGATGCAGATTTGTTTACTGTTTCTGACTGGTCAGATGAAGATGGATACCTACGACCAGATATTAATCATTTCATGTTTGGGTATAACGGTGCGTTCTACGGCGTTATGAACAAGAAATATGATTCATATGGCTTCTACAAAGTGCCCGATCCTACGCAGCCGGTTGCCGTTCATATGCCGGGTGCTCCTTCTGGGGTTTACTTTAATGCAGAGCATTTGCTTGTCCAGCTTGATGAGCTTCGGATTTGCGCAATAAACAGCACGCATAAATTCGCAATTTTCAACATGAGTACTGAGACATGGGGGCCGGCGATTGATATGTCCGGAGATCTTCCGTCTTATGACTCAGTTCAAGAGTTACAGGTGGGAATCTCTATTCCTGAATGGGGCGCGGCTGGCAAGGTTCTGCGACAGTTTACTTATAGCTCAATGAGAGGTGACTGGTATTTATTAGACTTGGATACTGGTGTGCAAACCGCCGTGACATTTGGCGGGTATGACGCAAGCGCCCCTTGGTTAACATCAAACAAAGCATTCAGAGTGTCTGTTGGCGGTATTGAAGCAATTTTATACGTTAACGTAACGCCAGAAGGGCTATCGGAAGTTTATATAATGAGGATTGCATAATGTTGGATATGCTCATAGCGCCTAATAATACGTCGTTAGGGGCTTTGTCTGGTTGGACAAAGTGGATTGGCGCAAGTGATATTGTTATTAATAGCCAAAACGAGGCGCGTTCAGACGGCGGTATTGTAAAGTATTTGAATGATGTAGACCTCGGTTCGGGTGGTGTTGATGTATCTGTCCCGTTTCGCAATACCCTTGCTAATAATGGCATTGGCGGAGTCTTAATACATTCAGATCCCAGCAACCCATCTGATGGTTACTTTGCATATTATAGCGGTGGCACGTTGTCGCTATACAAAAGTGTATCTAATGTTTCAACGCTGTTGGGGTCTTCTCCGCTTTCTGTTCCTGCTCAAATTGTTGGCGAAGAAGACTATTTACGTTATACAGAAGATGGCGCCGGGAACCATGAAGTGTTCTTTGCGGGCGAATCCAAAATAACCGCAGTGGATACAACTTATACCAGCGGTCAAGTCGGTATTCGTTTAGATAATGCGGATTTTCGCGTTGCCTCTTTTGAAGCAATTCCCTTTGCTGGCGCTGGGGATACAGTAAAGCCTGTTATCACGCTAAACGCTCCCGCTATTGTTACGCTTGAGATTGGCGATACATACACGCAGGCGCCGGCAACAGCTACGGATAATGTTGATGGTAGTATTACGGTTGATGTGGGTGGTGATACGGTCGTTACAACAGGTGTAAATTCGTTCACAGCCACGTTTGACGCCACTGATGCAGCCGGTAATGTGGCCACACAAGTAACACAAACGATTAATGTTATCGAGCCCATCTCTGCT